AACACTATATTAGTTAAATGACGTTCTTTCCGGCTCTTTATGGCAAAGATGCCAAGGGAAAGACTCGCATTTGGCAAGTCGAGGTCGTCAATGGAATGATTAGACGAACCACAGGTCTTATCGATGGAAAAAGATCTGTGACGGAACGCCCTCCAGATGCCAAACGCAAGACTCCCATCGAGGAGCAAGCCGCCCAGATGTGGAGAAAACAGGTCAAGTTGGGGTACATGGACAACGAACAAGCGAGACCCGAGTATGTCCTCAGACCCATGCTTCTCTACTCGTTCAGTTCGAGATCCTATGGGATTGATGGTGACATTCGCTTTCAGCCCAAGTTGGATGGTGTCAGGATGCTCGGTGGCTTCTCGGGAGGTGGACTCTTACTCCAGTCCAGGAATGAACAGAGGATTGAACATTTGACCCACCTGGAAAAGGTCTTGGAAGGGAAGTTGGAGGAGGGTGAGTTTTTGGACGGTGAACTCTTCTGCAAGGACTTGGATTTTGAACAGATCACCAGTGCCGCTCGGGGTTCAGAAAGTCCGTACGCACCCAAGCTGGAATTTCACTGCTTTGACTACTTTCGTCTCAGTCAGTTGGAGATGCCCTTCATGGAACGCTACGAGAGGCTCAAGGAAATCATCAAGTCAATCAACCACCCCATGATCAAGATCGTTCCAGCCTATCATGGGACTGCCAAAGACGCAGACAAGTATCACGACAAGTTTGTGGCAGAGGGTCACGAGGGTGTAGTGATTCGCGTGGCCGAAAGTCCATACCTCCTGAATCGCCGGTCATCTCAGTGCATCAAGTACAAGAAGATGATGACAGAGGAATTTGAAATCGTGGGCGCCGAGGAGGCAGAAGGCAAGGACCGTGGAACACCCATCTGGATCTGCGAGACCAAGGACGGAGACACGTTCAAGGCTCGACCCAAGGGGACCATGGAGAGCCGAAGGGAGCTGTGGAAGAACCGAGGCAAATTGATGGGCGAGATGCTCACGGTTCAATTTCAGGGTCTCACCCAAGATGGAGTTCCACGCTTCCCCGTGGCACTCGCCGTAAGAAATTATGAGTAATATTAATATAATGGTTTCACCAGAACAATTACATAGTCTCAGATTGTCACGACCAAACCTCATGTTGATTCACGTAGGTTCACAGACACATTTTCAGAATTGTAGGCTTCCGAATTCTATCAACTTTCCCATGACGGAGTTTGATCGCATCAATGCTGTTCTTGCTGGCGAAAATGACCCCCAGCGGATCGAAAAGAGATCCTACGAGGAAAGGGTGCTTCGGGAACGATCCGACCGCCTGTTATTGGCGCGGGCCAGGGTGATCACGGCAACCGACGATGCCAATAGTGCTCGGATAGCAGAGAATAGTGCTAGGATTGCTTTTGAACAAGTGAGACCGTTGAGAAACATCGAGGCCATGGAATTTGCCGAGAAGTCCAAGAAATTTGAAGACGCAACCAAGTTGAAGATCATCAAAGAGACCGATTTGGATAGGGCCGTCAGGATGTACGACGCCGAGGTCGCCAGACAGAATCAACCCATCGTGATGCCGACAATGAAGCCCGACGATCCAAGTGAACCACCCAAGAAAGTTGAAAAGGTAACTTACTTGGATGTGGAAAAGCGAGGGGAAGGGCTTTTCTCTGGAACGGGTCGAACATTTCCCGGGTTCGACCAAGCCATCGTACTCTACGGAAACAACAAGGAGTCACTGGTTGCCAAGATGGCCAATGTCCATATGAACGAATATGGTTTTACTAACATATTTGTCCTCGAAGATGGTCTGGAAGGATGGAGAGACAAGGGTCTTCCGGTTGAGGGTGATTGCGATGTGATGTTAATTAGAGAATACATTCGATAGTAGTATAAATGTCAGAAATCCGTGTTGAGAAGCATGGGTTCGTACGTCTTGTCGATACAATGCCGAGGGAGGATCTTGATCACGCCATAGTGCAAGCCGCCCGCGTTTCGTATGGAGAAGGCACCAAGAGTGTTCGGAGTGATCGTGGACTGATTCGCTACCTTCTCCGTCACGCCCACACGACCCCGTTTGAGATGGTCGACTTCAAGTTTCACATCAAGATGCCCATCTTTCTGGCCCGGCAGCACATGCGTCACCGGACCGCCAGCATCAACGAGATTTCGGGTCGCTACTCACAGTTGCCCGAAGAGTTCCACATTCCTGCAGAGTTCCGTGGCCAGTCCAAGGTGAACCACCAAGGTTCCGATGGAGTACTGGATTCGCCCGAGTCCATGGTGCTTTTGAGGGACCAGAAGGCTTCGTGCGAACAGGCATTTGAGGTCTATCAAAGACTCTTGAACCACGGGGTTGCCCGAGAGACGGCGCGGGAACACCTGCCTCTGTCGACCTACACCGAGTTCTATTGGAAGATCAATCTTCACAATCTTCTTCACTATCTGCGTCTCAGGATGGACAGTCATGCCCAACCGGAGATTCAGTTGTATGCCAAGGCGATGTACGACCTGGTGAAGCCACTGATTCCAGCGGTCGCCGAGGCCTATGAGGACTACATTCTCGGATCTGTGACCCTTTCTAGATTGGACCTTGTGAAAATAAAGCAAAATCTTCTTGAGGGGGCGCATGAACCCTACCCTTCACAGAGTGAGGAACTAGAGTTTTTAGAGAAGCTCCGTGTTCTTGGGGTCGTCTAGACTTGTTCGGTGGCTTGTATCGCTCTCCGGGACCAAGTTCGCGAGGTTCGTAGGTCTTGGGCGGAGGAATGACCGGTTTTGGTTTGGGTTCTTTGGTCGTCGCAACCTCTTCAACTGTTTCCTTTTCCTGTGAAGAGGCTGAAATAATCGTCTGAATCTTTTTCCATGTTTCTTCATCAAGTTCTCCACCACCCAATTCATCTTCGCGGAATCCGTAAGAAAGGTAGATCGCCAAGCGTTCTTCATACGTCTTTCCTTCGAGTTCCACTATGAGCTGCTGACACTGTTTATTTGTTATGACATGGTGTTTGTGCAGAGCCATTCCACACCCTTCCACCGGACAGGGTGGATAATATCGTCTTGCATTAATATCACAACGTTTGTGACATATTTCATCTCTGTCACTCAAATGGACATCAAGTTTATCAAGTATAATTCTATTACATATTGAACATTTTGTAAATGGAACGAGGTTTAGACGACATTCTTGATGAACGTGATGACCGCATCGGACATTGGCTTTACAGACAAAAGGAATATCTTCGCCACAGATACTACACATTCTAATTATCTTCCACATCTCTTCTTTAACGCTTCATCACAGTACCACACATCCTGCAGGTGATAAACAAGGTCATTGGCTCATCTGCGGAACGCGTCTGTTTCTCCACGTAGGTGGTTTTCATTGACTTGCACTTGCCACACTTGAACATCCCGTCCTCGTATTCCTCGGGCCTCTTCTCGACCACCTCCTTCTTGGGTTCCTGATACCAAAGATCCCATATCTCCTTTGAGTCAAAGGTGTTTGGTTTGAGTTCACCACTCTTGATCCTGTCCAGAAACTTGGACTTGTCGTTGTTGCGGATCGCGTAGATCAGTGATCTCATCCGGTTCGCGTAGAGGCGTTTGAAATCTGGATTCTTCCAGTTTGCTCGCGTGTCTCTCTCGCTGATGACCGTGGCGTTTTTGAAAGGTTTTGGCACCTCGACCATGTAGTCGCTCAGGTTCGATGAAATGTGTTCCGATATCTTGGCATGCTCGGCTTTGAGTTCGTCGTTCGCATGTTTCTTGTCCAAGACTGATGCCCTTTCAGCGCGCACCCAACACTCTTTGGAGTTGATGAAGATGTCTCGCTGTATCTGGACCAGTTTGGTCATCGTGTCCCTACGAACTTGTGTGAGTTTCTCGTGTATCTTTTCCATCTTGCCAAAACGACGCATGTTCAGAAGGTGTAAAAGTCTCTTGAGAATGCGCTTCCTCTTGGGGATGTCAGGAAGGTCAAGGTATTCTTCTTCCTGGCCTATGAAGACCTTGGGCTTGAAGGAAGGTCGACGAATGAAGTAGCGTTCAAGTTTTTGATTGATCATTGACAGACCCTTCATCTCATTTTCCATCTCGTCAATGTCTTTCTTGACCAAAGTAAGAAGTCGCTTGAGTTTTGCCTGGTCCAGTAGTCTTTTGCTGACCTTTTTGATAGGTGGCACAAATGTTTCACCAACCATCTTGTCCCTGATAGCCAAAAGGCGTTCCTGCTTCTCCACCAGTGGTGTCTTGCGCTTGACCACTCCACTTTCAGTGACGTCAAATATGTAGTTCCTCTTGGCGAGATATTCCATCCAGACCTTTGAGTTGAACTTTTGCAGCTCCTTCTTGTTTTCGTTTATTTCCCCTGGTTTCATTTGCTTGATGCACCAGTTCTTGGCGCCCTTGCTGAGATGAGTGGCCAGCGCATCCGCCTTGCTCTCGCTCACCAATCCAGAGTTGACGAGCGCGTTCGTAACGAGTGCGATTGATTTGGTCTCCATTGTGTCGGATGTCCATTCGGACATCGTCCTGACCCTGAATAATTATTTCAACTTCTTCACCTGGAGGGCTTGAGAGTTCCTATTGCGCCTGACATCATTGGGATCCTGACCAGGTTTGGTGGCGCCTCCTGCTTTTTTATAGGTCTTCTGATGGAGGCTCCAGAATTGTGCAGAGCCGACCCTAAAGTTCTGATGGATCTTTGCCTTGTACCAGAACACACAGTCCTCGATCCGATTGGACTTGCTGGTGTTGTCCAGAACCAGTACCTCGTAATTTTCGGTGCACGCCGTCATCACCTGGTTGAACATATCGAAGTTGGGGAAGATACCAAAGAACGCCTTGTACAACTTTTCTCTGTTCTGGATCACATTCTCTCGCGCGATGAATACGTAATCCACATTGGCTCTAAGATCCGGACTGAGGTCCATGCAGTATTGCATCGTCAACATGAAAAAGATCTTCCAGTGACGACCGTTCATGAAGCACTGGCGAATGCATGCGTCCTTGAGAAATCGTCGATCGTACATGCAATCGTCCATAAGAATGAAAGCACCAATGTCCCTGGATGTCAGTTCCTTCTTTCCTGGTGGCGGCTTCATATTCACCATTTTCCTCTGCCTGTCAATGACCCTCTCTATGATGTCCTTGTCGTACTCACCGTAGATGAACAAGTCCGGAATAAATTGCTGATACCAGTGGTTGCCTTCCTCGGTCGCCGACATCACCACGCCCGCCGGAAGATGCTTTTTGTGATAGAGGATGTCCGTCACTAACGTCGATTTCCCTGTGCCTCGCTTTCCTATGAATACACAAACCTTGTCGTCACCCATTGAAGCGGGATTGAATTTTTTGAGTTGAATGTTCATGTCTATTAGTCGTATGTATTTTTTCAATTCTTTTTTTGACACATCATAATAGTATGCGGCTTGCCGTCACAGGATACCAAGACACTTTTCTGAGCGGAGACCCACAAAAGAGTTTCTATCAAAAGGTGTTTACGAAACGTGCCGGATACACGACCGAGAACCTTCGTCTGGCATTTGATTCCGAGATCAAGTTCGGAAATCAGTTCGTGTGTACCATAGACAACGACACATGTGATATCATCACGGGATTCTTTTTAAATTTTACGTATCAGAATACAGAAAGTGTTCCACAGGACGCCGGACATGCTTACATAGAGAGAGCCGACATCCTAGTGGGAGGACAGACGATTGTAAGCATGACCGGTGAATTCATGGCGATTATCTCAGATCTCACGGACAATCAAAGAACGCGAGATAGCAATGACGTCCTATTGGCTCGGAATGTGAATCCATCGGCTTATGGAACCAGTTCACCCACTCAGAATTTTATTGTAGAATTGCCGTTCTTTGGCACTGAATATGCAAACTCCTTCCCTTTGTTGGCCCTGAACCGACACACCATTCAAGTTAGAATAATTCTCAGAACACAAGCCGAACTCGGTAGCGTTCCTCTGCCATCTGTAGAATTGAATCTACAAGCAGTATATCTGAGCGATGAACACCGACAATTCTTCCTTGGAAAACAATTGGATTACGTTATAAAACAAACACAACTCGCCCGAGTCACCGTGGGTGATCTCAATCAGATGCGATTCAAAACCGAATTTGAAAATCCCGTCAAAGAATTCATCTTGGTCGTGCAAAATGACTCGGGAACCGACGGCGTTTTCGACTATTCTTCTCACGAATCCGCCAACTACTCGAGTTACTCAAACGACCAGGTGACGCGTTGGAGATTGTTCTTGAATGGTCAAGTTTATTTCAACTTGGATCAAATGACCATGAGAGCCGTTCAACCCTATGAATACTATATCCAGACGCCAAGCTACAAGGTGAACGTATTCAACGTGGGACAAAATTCTGGAGTGTTTCCTTCCGGAACGGTCAACATGAGCCGAATTTCCAGTCAGATTTTCGAACTATCTCTGGTCAATAATAGCATATCACGTAAAGCAAGACTCTACGCGGTAAACTTTAACGTCTTCCGCTGCCAAGGCGGACTCGGTGGAACTATTTTCGTCTAGTCAAGCTTGATCTCGCGACGCTTTTTGTCCGAGGTTCGCATCTTGAAGAACAGACGAAGCACGCCATCTACGTAACTCGCCTTGTAACCCTCATCCGATACATCCACGTAACTGGGCAAATCGAATGAGGTACTCTTGTTCTCACCGTATGCCACTGTCACTTCGTGGTCATCAGAAGAAAGTGTGATATGGATGTTGTCCTTGCCCACTCCGGGCAGGTGCATCTCAATCTCAAAACCTTCATCCGTTGTATGGGTACGCTTGTATAGATATCTGTCAGCCAATTTATTATTAAACTGCTTCTCCATGTTGGGAAGCTCATTCAGAACCTTGGACGTGGTGTCCAGAAGGTCATAAAGATCGCCATGCCGAAGAAAAGGTAAAAAAGCCATTGTACTTTATCTTGGAATCTTTTCTTTAATTATTTTCCAGTCCTCCCAGTTGGGGGATCTCGTGTCTGCCACACAAACCTCCGCAATCAACCGCATCGGGGTGGGATACACTGAATATACTTTGTCGTAGGGAAAGAATGAATACATGTGACTCAGGTGAGGCGTGTGCTTGATGTCTAAATCTTCCACCTCGCACTCCCAGCCAAGTGCATGCAGAGGATCGATCACATATTGCTTTTCAATCTTTCCGTATTGTTTGAAATCCATAACATTGTATAATCTCCCAAGATTGTCTGGATCAGGTACGGTCGCATGATTGGTCGATATGGTGATGTGGGGGATGTGTCTAAACTTGTAGACCCTGGTCAGAAGACGATGATTCAGTGGCACAAGCCAGACAGAATAACCATACATTACTATATATGAAGGATCTTTCTTTAAGTCAGAAGGTGGGCGTGGCCATCGCTGTTGCTCCGACCGTATTGATGTTCGGACCCATTCCGATCATCCTGGCTTCAGGGGATTTCTTCATGCGTCAAATAATTAAACATAAACTCCAAGATAACAGTGTGAAGTTCAAGCCCAGGTAGCCTCTTTCCGAGTGGATTGCCTGGGTGATTTCACATTGTTCTCCGGTAGCTCAGTTGGATAGAAGCGTGGGACTGTTAATCCCAAGGTCGTGGGTTCGAACCCCACCCAGAGAATTTTTATTATTTTTTAAAATTATTATTATGATTCTAAAAAGTAAGATTTAAATGTAACCCGTGAACCACATTCTGTAGAACCAGATTTCTTCACAATTGTATTTTTATAGTGATTTATTTCTTTAATTACTTGTCAACAAAGTACCTGCGGGCCAGATAGAAACCGACGGCAACGATAAGACCACTGACAGCCAGACCGGCCATGCTACGAGATCCATCCTTGGACATAAAATTGGGGATGTAGACAGCCAACTTCGCCTGGACCTCTGGGTAGAAGACAAGAGCGACCAAAATAGCCACAATCACAGCCTCGTACTGCTCTTTGGTGAGACCAAGAGGATACTTCTTCTCCTCTACCACCGGGGCGGGGGTGGATGCCGGTGGAGGCGTGGCGGGAGGCTGAGGTGCCTGCTGAGCCATGAGCATCTCGTGGGGAGCCACGGACGCCTGA